AGGGCTGCCGCTATCTGGATTTTCTTTAGGTCAAAAATAGCCTGAGCCTTGGCTAACTTTATGCGATCCTGCTCGGCTTTCTTACGATCTCTTTCGCTTTTAGCTGCCGCTGCAGCTGCCGCCTTGTCTCGTTTTGCTTGCTCCTCGGCTGCCTTTCTAGCTAACTCAGCCGCCGCGTTATCTGCTCTCTGGGTATCTTGGCTGCCTGTGGTCATGGATATATTACCCATGCCATTAGGGATTATGCCTTTCTTAAAGGACTGCTCTTTTAATCTCTTATTTAGATCACCTAGTAAAAATATAACTCCAGCGATAGCCGTAGTAACTGGAAAGAAAGCCGCCGCTGCCGCGATACCGAAAGCGATAAGTACAGGCTTGAGGCTCTTTAGTCGAGCCATTAACTCACCTACATTTCGCAGAGTGTCTGCGATACCTGTAGCTAGTTTCTCGATGTTGCCAGTAGCGTTATTAACATCTCCACCGCCGAGAGCAGAGATAGCATCAAACAGCCCACCGCCGATAATCTCTTTAGCATTGTTAGCCGCGACCTGCAGCTTACCGAGTGAACCCGCGTAACCCTCTGCCGCTGTTGCCGCTTGACCTGCGAATAAAGTAGAGAGCTTAGCCGAGATCTCCTCGAATGATGAGGATGTAATCTCTGCCTTAGTAAGTCCTACACCTAATCGACCGATAGCCTGAGTCTGCCCCAGATATGCTTTCTGGAGCGATTGGCTCACCTGAGTAACGCTCTTACCCGTGCCCGCTGCAATATCTAGGGATAGGTTAAGTAAATCCTGAGATTTAGCGACATCGCCTGTAGCGCGTAGGAAACGATCCATCGCTGGACGTAACTCATCATCTAAAACGCCTGTCTGTCTTTCAAGGCGTGAGATAAAGCCGTTAACAGTTCCAGTATTAGAGCCGAAAGCTAAACCGAGGTTATCTAAGGTACGACCTAAAGAGGCTGCAGCTTTCTCATCCTCTGCGAAAGCCTTGCCCGCATTTTTAGCATAGGCGAGAATAGCCGCTCCACCGAGAGCTAAGCCGAGAGTACGAGTTAAGTCTTTACCTGACTTATTTAGTTTAGTAAGAGCTGTATCGGCTTGCTTAAAACCTTTACCATCTAACTTAGACCCGATGTTAATAATTGGCATTATGCAGCCTTACTTAACTTAGTAGTTTTTGCTAGAGCCATAAACTTACGATCTGCAGTATCGATAGCCTTAATCGCTGCGCCGTACGCCTTACCTTGATCCTCAGCCCATGCGCGATAGATCAAACGTCCACGACCCATAAGGCTAGAGGTTAGCTCTGGCAGGTTAGCGATAAATTGCGTACCCGCATTAGGATTAACCGAGCGGCTTACTTTCTTAGATGCTCCACCTGCCTTAGCACCTACCCATGGCTGCCCTTGACCATTACGAGCCCTACCTGCAGTTTCATAGATACCACCTGCAACAGACTTATTAAAAATCTGAGCATTAGAGGTAAATCCAGAGCGGGTAGTCTTTCCCGCCTTAGTGCTAAAGCCGATACCTGACTTAATCGTCCCAGCCGAATAGGGAGGAAACTTACCCTCTGAGAAAGATCGCGCAGCCCAGTTACGCATAGGAGGAGTAACCTCTACATAACCTTTAGCTTTTTGAGCGATAGGAGCTAGAGCTTTACGAAGTTCTTTATTAAGCTCTTTATTAAGGTCTGGAGCGAAGTTGCGTATAGCTTTACGAGTTTCCTTAACCCCGTTTATTTCTATACGCATCCTTCATCTCCTTGGCTTCATCTTTTAGACCTTCCAATAATGCCTCTAGCATTGTCGGATCGATCTCTAATAATTGCATCGGCGCGATACCTAATCGAATACTTAATCTCGCAATTAAATATGTAAAAGGTAAATCACGCTTTATGCTAAAGGGTCAGAGTCTAAGACCTCGACACTCTTTAGCGTTTCGATAAATTGCAAGCCGAAAGGCGGTACTACTTCCCCAGCTCTACGAGTAACTTCCCAAGCCAGCCAGTACACGTCCGACTGATTTTCTAGGTCGCGAAACCTTTTATGAAAACCTTGCTTAAAAAACTGCTCGAAGCTGTACTCAACTGCTGGGGTGATTTCACCCTCTAGCACCGAGTCATCATTTCGTACGATCTTTAGTTTTGCCATTTATTTAGCCCTTTCGTTAGTTATTACGCTGTTGTGATAACGATATCGCCTGCAATGTCGAAAGTGAAGTCCACCATCGCTGCAGTATTAATATCGCCACCTACTGGAGTATAGTCGTTTACATAGATATTACCTGAGTAAACAGGGTTAGCAGTCGAAGCCGTTGATCCGTTAGCTGCGATAGCGAAAGCCAAGGTAGTACCTTTAGCACCATCTAGGATAGAGCGGATGCTAGTAAGTGCCTGATCGTTAAATAGAGTCGCTGTTAATGTGTGATTAGCAGACCCCTTAACCATAGGATTACCGACTACTGAACCTGAAGCGACCATAGCCTTAGCAGAGAGCATGTTATAGCTGATGTTTAATTCTGCGCTCTGGACGAAGCTAGAGACGTTTGTACTACCTAATAGTAGGTAAGTAGTATTGGAAAGATAGATAGCCATTTAATTAGTCTCCTTATGCGTAAGCGATAGTAATGTCGGTAGTGACATCAAATGTAAAATCGACACTTGCAACCTCATCGATACCGCCATTAACAGGGGTATAAGCGTTTACGAAGCATGAGCCCGTGTACTTAGGATTTGTTGCAGATGCTGTAGCACCTACTGGCTGAATAATGAAAGCGGCAGTCGTACCACGTAGAGAGTCTAGGACTGCACGTGTAGCACCTGCACCGATAGCGATCTGATCCAATAGGAGCGTGCCAGTAATGGTATGAGATGCCAAGCCCTTAACGTACTTATGAGCTGTATCGTTCATGGCTGTGATCTCGATAGGATCGTAGTTCATGTTAAGGCTGAGGTTAGTAACAACAGCCGATAGGTCGTATGTGCCTAATGAAAAATAGGCGTTATTGGATGCATAGACTGCCATTTATTTTGTCTCTTTCTTTGTCTCTGTCACAGGTACGAGTGATCCGATTTTAACGAGATGTGCAACATCCCATCCTTCTAGCTGCTCGTCTGTGATGATTTCACCGAAACCGACACCTACGAATTGATTATCTGATTTATTTGTATAGCTTGCCATGTTATCCCCAGCTCGTCATAGTTTCGATGTTTACCTCTACTGAAAGTAAATCTCCAGAGGGTACAGTCATAATTGATGGTGCAGATACTGATCCGACATTTAGTACGAAACCGCATGTAGATAGTTTGTTAAAGAGTGCCACTAAAGAGTCCTCGATGCCATTGAGGTTACCTTGGTTATCGTAGAGCGGGGTCGTAAGCGTTAGCTTGAAACGAGCCGTAGGACTGATATTCCATTGACTATTATTAGGTACGACATAGGGATCATCTGGAGAGATAATAAGACTGTTAGCGAGTACGGTCGCTGGAGGAAAGCTAAAAGTCTGCCAGCGAGTGTCATCGACTAGGGCAGTAGCTAGTGCATTTCGTAGTGTAGTTATCGCTGGCATTATCCTAAAAGACTCCTAGGATCTGTTGCGTGAGCGATTAAACCTCTTACCCGTGATAAAAGGGAATTACCCATTTTATACGGCGAGGGCTGGAAGTCTGGAGATATGCCGCCACTAGATGTAGTTTGTCGGGCTTGCCAGACGTCAACAGCGATCATGAGTGCCGCTTCCTGAATTGCAGCATCCAAAGTCCAGTCGGTGTTGCTTGTAGTTGAAACCGATCCATAAGGATAAATAGGATGGTAAGGATTAACATTTGAATGAGTTGTCGTTACGCTAATTGAGTTAGTACCGACTGCAGTAATTGTCTTAGTGCCGTTATAAAGACTTCCAGAATTAGCGATAGTTACGCTTTGACCGACATAAAAAATATCTTTAGTTAAATCATTAAAGAATAAAGTGCCAGTACCTACAACATTGCTATGACCTATTGTAAACCAAGTAGAAGTCCATAACATAGGAATAAGTACAGCATCTGCAGCATCGCATGACTGTTGAAGCGTTGCATCTGGATACAACGAACCAACACCGAGAGCCGATTTTAATTCAGCTACTGTGCAGAGTGACATCTTATTCCTTTCTAAAGACTCTGAGGGGTAGAGGGCTACTACCCCTCAGAGCGACTTAGTTTGGCTTACGCCTTGTTATTCTTAAATGCGCCTGCTCCGACCTTAGTAGCGATTGCTCCGAAGCCGTAGTAGCCGATAGTTACCTGACCTGCTGCTGTTGATTCTGCGCGTAGGCGGTAGGTAGGGCTCTCATACCATGTATATGCATCTGGGTTTACGATAAGGATTGATCCGTCTGTATCTGTTCCAGCTGCTGTGTTTGGTGTTACAAATAGGTTAAGACCTGCAACATTGCCTTGTAGTGCTGTTGGTGTTACTACACCGCCTGCATTTTGTGGCTGTGATGCGTTGTAGATTGGTCGACCTGAGTCATTAAGTGTCATAATGTTTGACCATTGCGCTGTATTCACGATCATGTTACGTGCAAATGGATTAGCCAAACCGAGTGTCGCATTATAAACAGATGCTGATCCGCGAGCAACAATTCCTAGCAACTCTGATGCTGTTGGATATGTTGTTGTAGTTGTTGCATCTGCTGTTGCTCCAGTGATTAGAGCTGCGTTAACTGCAGCATCTGTTGCCTTTGCGTAAGCTGCAGCCATATTGCGTACAAGCTCATCAAAAAACGCAGGCGATGTGCGGTCAAGCAATTCGACAGAGAATGTCTGTTGTCCCGCATATTTCTTAACTGTTACTGACAAAAATGAACTTGCTTGATCTGTCTCGTTAAATGCTGCATTTTCTGCTGTTTCTGCAACTGTTGGCATTGTTGTGATTTTTGGGATTTCAAAAGTCATACCTGCATCTGGCAATACTCCGCGAGAGATTGCTTCAATGCTTGGACGAATTGTTGTACCGAGTGGATTAATAATTTCTGACAACTGACGTGTAGGCACTAGACCTGCGTTATCACTTGTGTCATCC